TTTTCTTTTTGTCATCTTCGTAGTAATTCCTTCTGATTGATAATATCTCTCTTGATGATTTATCTATGGTAATTACATATGGTCTTGCTACACCGTCTTCTTCGTTAAATGGTTCTGGCATCTCCATATCTACATGCATTTCGAGGAGTGTATGTCTATCATCATCTTCAATGGTGGCTGTTTCACCATCTAATTCATCATATTTTTCTTTTATATCTGACATATCAGGCTCTGGATCTGGTAGCTCTATGTCACGATAAAAGCCATTATTCTGTAGTTTTACAATATCATTTGATGTCTTTTTCATTACATGTGTGTATCTTTCACATGTCATAAGATCAGATGCACCGTATGAGACTACAAAGTCTTCTGCCGGTACAAACATTGCACACGGTCTTTCCATTATTGGGTCATAGTAAACCTTCTTAAATGCAGATCCTGCTAATGGTAGCTTGAATAACATCTGTTCTGTTTCATCACGATACTCTGTCATCTCTTCTGTTAGGAGATAATTCATTTCGTTTTCAACTCTGAGTGCCTGCTCTGTTTTTTCTACAGATAACTTACCAAGTATCTTTGTTCTTACTGGCCCGGAAGCAGGGTATATCTCACCCATAGCCTGCGCTTGGAATCTAACTATTGATTCTGTAAGTATTGGGTGAAACACACCAGAGGAACCTGCCCACGGCTGTTGTCTTTCTTCTATCTTCATTCCAAGAAGGTCAAGTCCTTTAACATAACTCTTAGCCCACTCGCTCCTTGATTGCCGGTCTGAATTAAAATTTGATATAAGCTCTGCTGATATTTCATCTAAATCGTTTTCTTCTATCTCTTCAGCAAGGTTTCTATCAAAATCATCGCCCATTATCTCTTCAACTTGATCTCCAGTAAAATCAATAATCATTCCCCCATCTTCTGTTTCAACTGATACAGAATCAGGATTTTCAACTTCAATGCTGATATCAGGTTGAGGTTCTGACATTTCCTTAAATGAAGGTCCGGGTGTCATAATTTTTTCTACTGCCATTTAATGCTCCTATTTAAAGTAGCGCAATTGTTTTTAGGGTTATAAATATATTCAGACTTATGTTTACCTGATCGTATAACAGCTCTATCAATAGCTCTTTCTTCTGCAGTCATAGAATTTCTTGCCATACCTTTTTTTGTAAGAGTTTCAGTTCCCGGATACAACATACCACGATCCTGTAAAATTTTTATAGCTATTTTTCTGTTTCCCACTTGTGCTGACAATCTATCAATCAATTGATTCCTGCCCATATACTCTTCTGTTTGAATAGCCATTAATAATACTCCACTGGTCTTCTGTATTTGGGTTCATCATCCCAATCATCCATTGTGGTCCTAATCCAACCACCTTGTCTGAATCTTAACAGTGCTTGTGTCGTTGAGTCAACCAAGTCATCATGGTCACCTGCAGGAAATGCTGCACATTCTTCCACAACTTCTTCTGCCCATCTTGTTGGTGGACACCAAACTACACCACTTGCAAATAAATCAGTAACACTATTTACCCTAGCTATCTTATCCTGTCCACGGCTCGGTGTAAACTCTGTAACTGGTATTCCCATAGCTCTAAGTTCAAAAATCAAGGGTGACCCTGCAGCTTTTGCCTCAACAATCATCTGATCTGGCTCAAATTCCCAGTATTTATCATAGGCTGCACGTTTTAAATCAGGAAATTCCAGTTTTTCTTTGTATGCATCTATTAAAATTAGGTTTGGTCGCTCATTTCCCTCATCGTCAGGGTGGTAAAAGATACCCCAAGTAGTACATGCACTATAATCTGCTCTTTGTGTCTTTAAAAACGCTGTATCCCACGATTGTATGATGGAATCACAAGCGGGAAGGTCTTCTCCCTCCCATTCCTGCCACCATTCTCTCTTAATTAGAGCGCCTTCCTCTGATGTAGGGTCCTGTTGGTACTGTGCGTTCCATTTTGCCACTGGTAATTCAGCTTTTAGAGCGTCTAACTCAGATCTTTTCCAGAATTCAGGCCACAAAGTCTTATTTGAGGGTAATATTGCAGGTAATTGTATGACTTCCCACTCATTTGAGCCTTCTCTTTCAATAGATTTGTTAACAATCTGCCCTGTAAGATCCCTTTTAGACCATCTGGTCATCACAAGTATGATTGCACCACCCGGTTGCAGTCTCTGACGAGGTCCAGAAGTGTACCATTCGTAAACTTTGTTATAAACTTCAGGGTTATACTCACCCATTGTAGCTTCCTGCTCTGAATGTGGATCATCAATGATAAGAATATCAGCGCCTTTACCTGTCACGGCACCGCCTACACCTATCGCGAAGTAATCACCACGCTTATTTGTGTTCCATCTGCCTGCTGCTTTACTGTCTGTGGATAATTCTATGCCGGGGAATACATTCTGGAAGTCTTGATTCTGTATTAGGTTACGAACCTTACGACCAAAGCCAACTGATAGCTCTGCGGTGTGTGCTGTCTGTATAACTTTCTTTTCTGGATACCTACCCAAGAACCATGCAGGAAAAAGATAACTTGCAAACTCTGACTTGGTATGACGGGGTGGCATATTGATAATCAATCTTTTTAAATCACCCCGGGCTACCCTTTCAAATGCCTCTGCCATAATCTCATGATGTTTGCCATGAATAAAACTAGGCCACATAAGTTTAACGAAAGGAAGAAACTCATCTCTTGCCTCTTCTCTCTGCTTTACTTTTTCATACTCTTCTACAAGAGAAAGTATTTCTTTTTGTTGTTCCGGGGGTAACTGACCAATCTTATCAAGATTGTTTTTTAAAATATGAGAAAGCTCATTCATTACTGTTCCTGCAATCAGGAGGCCTGCTCTCAATTATCTTCTTTGCCAACTCAATCATCCATAAGGATTCTTTAGTATCGGTAGAAGACGAAACATGTAATATTTTATCGCCATTACTGTCCATGGCCCAACCAATTATAAGAGAGTCCTGTAATTCATAATCATCTAAAATTTCAAGAGACTGCCTGTAAGCATCTAAATTTATAATATTGTCCGACAATTAATTGTTCCTTCACAATATATATAAACATATAATATATATAACTCATATATATATACTTCTATAGAATATCTATAACCTTCTATCGAATATTTATATATATACTAACAAATATAATTTTTTATATATTATTTGAATATAAATTGCAATAGCAAAAGAATCATATAGGCAATATTTTTTAAAGTTTATATTATATTACTTACAGGAACCTCTACAGATATTTAAAAGGGGTGACCCCTTGTTAAAATTTATTATTCTAGTGTGCAAAACCAACATACTAGCATGTGTAGCCACTACGCATACACCGGTGGTTGGGGGTAGGTGGGGTTAAGATAGGCTAGAAAAAAAATTAGACCAACCACTCTGATTAAATAATCTATCGTTCATAGCTGTCAATAATATATCGTAGCTAGGTGTAAAACTTTACGTAAATTTTTACTTGGATATTATACTGTTAAGCCTCTTTAATAATTCGCTTTCTATTTCTACAGAAGATCTGTCTCTATTGTCATCCACCTTTAGAACGTCAGTAAATAAGCCAAGATTTTTTCCAAGCATCTCAAGAGCCTTTAATCTTGTTGCCTCATTAATAGTTACATCGTCTGCCATTGCCTCAATCTTGTTTAATATAACATCAGTTCGTTTGACCTCTTGCATCCTAGTAAGTGACATTTTATTGGCTAATAAGTGATCCACAAATATTCTAATGTTATCCTTTGCCCTTAGTCTACTTGCCAACATTCTAAGAGTATTTGGTTTAATATCTTTACTAACATTATAGTTGTTACGATATGCCTCAATTAATGTCATACCTTTCTCTCCATTTTTACCTACAATGTCATAACAAAAACCTCGCATCTTTTCTGTCAGATCCCCACCAATAACATTAGATTTTTTACTCTTGTTATTATGGCTGTCGTTATCACTAACCAATTTTAATTTAGGTTTATCTTTATTTTTATCTGTCATTTTTAATCCTCAAAATTATACGTAAAGTTTTGGTATTTGATTTAAAATACCTGCGACCTATAGCCATCATAACATTTTAATATCTTTGATTGTAGTCTCATTTAGTGAAATATTAATTGCTGTCGATTTAAGAGCCATACAGCACATGTAACACATTAAGCTATGATATATCAAAAACTTTAGTTTCAGCGTTTTTGTTGTCTACCTTGAGTTACAGAAGATATTGTCTCTCTAAGTAAAATAATATCTCTCTAAGTAATATAATAACAACTTAGGGTTTGACAGCTAAATCCCTACGTGGTAACAAGAGGTAGATTTTTTTTTTAAAAAATTTTTAAGATTACAGCCTCTGTTTGGCAACTTGTTTGAACTGTAGAACAAACATCCCTTTCTGACCTACATGGGAAACTAGGCAAGAGATTTAGAAAGGCAAGAGTGACACAGCCCCCACAATTCAGTCTGATGAAGACAGCGATATGGGCATAAGTTTCATACGAGTTTCCAAGCAGATGCTGTAATATTATTTCCAAGAAAATACATCAACCAATCTTATTATTAATATCAACCAATGGAGATCCAATTGAGAACATATATCGATTATAAAAACCAAGTATCTGAAATCAAAACAAAGGTAGAAACAGACAAATGTTTCCACACTAAAACAGCTAAGAAAGATGCCCTCGAAACTTTAAACAGAGCCTACGAAAATCTTGTTAAAGAGAATAAAGATTATCATCTAGGTAAATCTAAAGGTTTTAATTATTGGGATGTGCCATCTAATTTGCACCAAGTAAAAGCTAAACATGTTGATATCTTCCAAGCATTTGGAATTAATGCACAGCTTGTTTTGCTGTTAGCAATGGACAGAGTTCACTTAAAATCTTTTGAGGTTGTTAAGAAAGTGGCTGAGAAAAAAGAATACAAACCTACTGAGAAACAAGCCACTCATTTAGGTACATGTCAGATTTGTGGATCTGTCCATAAGGTAAACAGAGATACCGGTAAACTAGCATCTCATGGATACACTAAAGGTTATAGCTTTCATATGGGCGAGTGCATGGGATCAAGAAAAGATCCTTATGAGATCAGCAATGCTTATTTAATAGATTATTCTCTTTTGTTAGACGAAAGATGTAGAGAAATATCTAAGCAGATCTTGGCATCAGAAAGCACAACAGTTTTTAACGTCAAAAAACTTAGAGAAGAATATGACGAGATTGTAAATCATGTTCAGCCTCGAATAAAAAAGAGATGGCAAACTTGGAAACAATCACAGCTAACACCTATCACATAATAAATGGGGGCAGTTATTACTGCCCTCAACTGTCATCAAGTGTGTGCTTGATCTGATGAGACCAAAAGGTCGAAACAGTTAATTTAATGGAGTGCCATATGCCTAATAAAGACATAAATTTATCATATCATAAGTATGATTATTCTAAAAAAGAGAATACCGCCCATGCAAATACAATCAAAAAAATGGTTCGTAAATGTATGAACCATCTCAAGAAAAAAGAATACGAATTAAATATTACATCTAAGGATGTAGATAGAGCAGTAGCTGTCACTAAAGTTGTTAACTACAAAAGTGCCGGAGCAACTAATGCTTGTGCTAGTAGTATTCAAATTAATCTTAGTTATTGGCAACACCTAGATGAAGAACATTTTCATACAGAATATAAAAGCTACAATAATGATCCACAAATAGGGGGCAGAAAATGCCTTAACCTAGATCATGCTTATCTGATGAGTGTTAGTCATGAGGTCAGCCATCATGTTCAATTCGCAAGAGCCAAGTATGTGAATAGATTTAAGACCACTTATAGAAAGCCACATGGAGATTGTTTTAAGGCAATCTATAGGTATTTAAGAAGAGACCTAGTTAATCCTATTATTGAAAAGGACATACTAGAAAAAAACCAACCTAAACAATCTGTAATAGAGGAGACTATAATGCAGAAAAATAAAGTAACTATATCTAGCGATATTAAAAAACAAATGGCATCTCAAGAGGCACAGCACACGTTGCTAAAGGGATCTAACAAAGCACAATCTGAGGCTATGAGTGCCATAAGAGTTGATCAGTATGCAGAGGGAGTAGTAATAGTCCATGCATTACCTAGAACTGACACCGGCAATCTTCTAGAGGATCATTCAAACGAGATCTTAACTATACTTGAGGCAGAAATTGGTATGTCTAGAACTCAAGCAGAATTGTTTAAGAGAAATATAACTCTTTTCTCAAACAAGCATAAGGCTGATATGCCGTCTAGCAATCTGACAAAAACTTTCGTGTTAGATTTGTTTGCTAAGTTAGATCTTAAATCTCAAGCTAAGATCCTCGCACATAATAAGGGCGATGATGTTAAAACACCTTTGGATACAATCATCGATAAGTTGGTAGGTCTAAAGACTAAAACCGGTAAGCAAAGAGATGGTCTTATCATGACACAATCTGAACTAGATGATTTCAAGGTTAGATTAATCAATAGGTTTGAGATTGCAGAAAAGGGCAGAAAGGCAATCGATGAGGCAGAGGAAGAGCAGTCAGTAGTTGACGATGTTACTGAGGCTTTACTTGCCTAAACTAATGCACAAATTGACACAGATCTATATGGTCTGTGTCTGCTTGTTCATTGGATGTACTATCATCATGGACTACAACGACAATCTAAACAAAGGAGACTATATGTCAGAAAAGATAATCACAGAACGAACATCTAAATTAGTACATATGTACAATAAAGTCAGAGAACTTAAATGGGATCTGCACCAAAATAGTACACAGCTTGTAAAGGCTGTGTATGAGAAAAAAGTAGCTGAGAATAAGTTTGATCAAGCTATTGAAAAATTTATGCTTGTACACTTACAAGATTTAACCAATGACCAAGTTATCGAAAAGGTTATTGAATATCTAGGTGCAGAGCATGAAAAACAAGCTAAGAAAATACTAAATAAATTTAAACAACAATCTAAATAAGGAGACTATTAAATGCGTATTACAGATATAAGAAATGCTATTCAAGGCATGTTAATCCATAACTTTAAAACTGTTCAAGGTGGTCGTAAGGATCAGCTTGTTATCCCTTATGTTGAGGGCGGTGTTGGCGAGGGTAAAACCACATGTGTCAATTCATTAACTACTGACAGCCTTATCTTAAAAGTTTGTAGAGAAATATTTGACTACAAAGAAGATAAGCTAGGATTTATTAACTTTGGTTTGCCACAGTATGATCCATCAGAGATTGCCGGATGGCTTGTAGCATCTAAGGATGGAGAAAGTATGATCAGACTAAGACCTACTTTTATGCCTACTGAGGGATGCGGTATTATCTTTGTTGATGAGGTTGCCCAAGCTACATTAATGTCTCACAACATCTTTGGACAGCTAGTCGATGAACGTAGACTAGGGGATCATTATCTACCGGATGGATGGATGATTGTCTGTGCCGGTAATCGTCTTAAAGACAGAGCCGGATCTAACAAGTTGCCATCACAGCTTAGAGATAGAGTTACATATCTTAGCCTAGAAATTAACCTAGATGATTTACTGCATTATTATGCATCTCACAATGTAGATCACAGATTGAGTTCATGGTTAAAGTTTGATGATCAATATCTTTATAAGTTTGATGTTTCAGCTAACAGCAACTGTACACCTAGATCAGTAGAAAGAGCCGGAGTTCTTTTAAACTTAGGTTTCGACAACACTACTTTAAGAGGTGTTTTAGAGGGGCAAATTGGCGAGACAGCCTCTGCTAGTCTGATGGCTCATATAAAGCTGTATGACAAGCTACCGGCTTTTGACAGCATTGTTAATGATCCAACTAATACAGCTATACCGGAAGATCGTGGTGTTCTGTATGCTTTATGTGGATCTTTAGCTAGTAAGATGAACATGACAAACTGTGCAAGTATTCTCACGTATATGCAGAGACTACCGGAGCAAGAGTTCATGGCTTTCATGCTTAAAGATGCTGTTACTAGGAATAAAACATTAGTTACTCATCAAGCTATGAAACAAGTTTTAGGATCTCAAGGTAACTTGAAAGACCTATTACTTTAAAAAAATACTCTAGGATAGAGTGCAGTATTTGTGCTTTATCCTAGATCAAAACTTTACGTAAACTTTTTTTGGAGACCATTATGAAAGAATTAAAATTAGAAGATAAGTTCGCAAAGATTAGGATACAGTTAAATTGGGATATAGGTAATCAAGGTCATGCTTATTATGGAATTATCCTAGTAAAGATGAAGATCATTGAGAAAAATGAGATCCCAACCTTTGCAACTGATGGCAGAGATATATTCTTTAACAGAGCATATGCTGAAAGCCTCACGTTTGAAAAGCTAAAAGGTGTTATTGTTCACGAGGTAAAACATCGTGGATTAATGCATCATTTAAGACAGCAAGAAAGAGATGCTGAGACATGGAACATAGCTTGTGATCTATCTATGAACCCAATAATAGAGAGATCCGGTTTAACTTTGCCGGATGGTGGTTTATTTGATCCTCAATTTGATGGTTGGATGGCTGAAAAGATCTACAATGTTATTGCCCCACAGATCCAAGCTAAGAAAAAACAGCAACAGCAACAAGGTCAAAGTGGCGATGGACAGCCATCAGATGATGGAGATCCTACTTGGTTACAGCCTCAATCATGGGGCAACATCGATAACAATGTTACTGACGGCATGTCTCCGGCTGAACTAAAAGAGGAAGAGGCAGACGTTAAAGAAGAGATCTTCCAAGCTGTAAGACAAGCTAAAGAAAGGGGAACTGTTCCGGCAGAGGTAAAACAGATGATCGATGTTATGAAAAGAGCAGAGATCAATTGGCAAGACATTGTGGAAAGACATGTCGAGGGCGATAATCCTCACGACTTTTCTTTTAGGAAGATGCATAGAAAGTTCTATTATAGTCATGGCATAGTTGCCCCTACCATAGAAAGTTATGGTGTTGGTCATGTTGTTGTTGGTGTAGATAGTTCCGGATCTGTATCAGATAAAGAATTACAGTATTTCTTAGGCGGTTTAAATGCTTTGTCATTAGAACTTAAACCTAAATCAATTACTGTGATCACTTGCGACAGCAAAGTACAAAATGTCTACAAGCATGAGCAAGGGGATGAGATAACCAAGATCAGATGTAATGGTCGAGGTGGCACATGTGTCATGCCGGTGTTTGAATACATCAAAGATAATGATCTTGAGGTAGACAGCTTTATTTATTTTACTGATATGGGGATCTTCGACTTTCCAAAAGAAGAGATGCCTTATCCGGTATTATGGGTAAGCACAGACCTAAATGCTGACAAAGCACCAATTGGTCAAACAACCTATCTGAAAGTGGCTTAGTGCTACTTTTGGATAAATACGAGGCTCTAGGATGGTCACACAGAGGCGAAACGACATGCCCATGTGTGATTGTACCTAGTGATTTCGACATTGCTGATATAGGAATGTGTATTCCTACTGATGATTGCGAAAGCATGAAATCAGCTAACTACTATCATCATTTATGGAGTTACATATGATATATACATTAGGTAAAAAATACGATCCTAAAAGCCAAGATGTTAAGGATCAGAAAATATTAGAAAGTTATTTAAACTTTTTAAACGAGGGATATAAATCTTTTGGATTTAACGTAAAACAAAAAGCTAGTATTCTTGACAGCTATAACTACCGGTCTTTTAAACCAAAAGATCTTAGTCAAAAGGATGCTGATCAGATTACTATGATTGTAAATCATAAAAAGCATTACGTTAATCATGGATTAGACAGCATTATTAATTGTCATCAAGCTGTTAAAGATTTTAGAAAAGAACGTAAATACAAAAGTGCTATTTACAGCAATAGGGAAGATGGCAAAAAAGTATTTCGTAAAGAACGTGTTTATGATCATGGATTTTTTAATGGTCAAACTGTTAATTCTAAATACAGCACTCTGACAGAATTGTTTGCTAGAAAATGGTGGGATGACAAACAGCAAAGGACTAACATAAAAATTAGTTCTGATGCTTTAAGATCTGAAACATCCATACAACAAGCACCTCAAGGAAGAGGGGGCAATTGGAATTATTACGAATGTCATAATGAATTATCCATTTCCCCATCGTGGTTTAAAAATGTATTTATGAAAGGTTTAGCTACTACTGTTTACAAAAGTAAGACAGCTTTTGTTGTTAGTGCCAAGCCTCTGCAAGTTGCAGATAGGATCACAGCTAATGGTTTGGTTGCCTATACTATTGATTTAGTTACTTGTCATGATGGTATCATAGATTTGGAAAAGGATCTTTATTACCTAGTTTATGAAAGTAAGCCTTTGTCCATTGTTACTGCCCACGATGATTGGGGAGGAAACATCCCATACAGAGGTCATAATGCTGAAGAAAAAGCAAAGGTTCAGAATAACATAAAGTACACACCGGCTGAGACTATCAACTGTGCATCCTCTAATTTTAGAAGAGCAGAGAATGTCATGAATGGTAGAGTTCAGAAAACCTTACTAGATGCAATGGGAGTTTAATATGCTTAATAAAAATTTTAATATTGAAAAAATGTTTGGTCTAGATGCTTATGAAGAAAAATATGGAGTTACACCTCAAGAGCAAACTGACGAAATATTATTTCATCAATTGGATGAGGTAGGTGCATTTATAAATAGAAATGCACCTAACATTTCTGAACTTAATTACTTAATATTTTTTAAAATATTCCAAGAACTAAATGAAAGGGAGAAATTTAATGAGAGGTAATCCGGATGATATGGCTAATCAATTAGTCAATAAAATTAAAAAGTGGCTCAAAGAAGAAATATCTGATGTGCATACCAATGATCAAGATGCTGATGTTGATAGCAGAGAACTAGGTATTCTTGATGGCAGATACGAATGTGCTAGATCCTTAATTACTCAAATAAAAAAATGGGAGAATGATTATGAGTAGAGATTTTACTGACGATATTGATGATTGCTGTAATGCAATTGTTGGTCACACTAATTGGGCATTTGCAGATAAACCTTTGGTAGAAAAAATAATGTCCAAGAGAAATGGCGATCATCCAAATAGTGATAGGATCAAGTGTGTTGTAATATTTTATAATGAGGAGCATGAAGATGGATAGAATAGATGCCTTTTTATTATTTACTTTAGGTATGTGTGTAATAATGATGGCTATTGTTACATTGGCAGATCCTAATGGATATTACATGCAAACTGTGGAGAGAATTTTCTTTACTCTAGTAATAGGATCTTTAGGATTAACTATGATCTTAATTGGAGTTACGAAAATGATTTTTAATAAAAAAGAATAGGGGGAAGAGATACTCCTTTCCGGTGGGCAAAAGTGGATGCCTCTTAGTCCGAAATGCTGTACATCCCTAAATAGCTGTTCCCCCAAAAACTCTTTTTGTTTAAACAGTTATCATGGGCAAAACTAAAGTCTCTTTTAAATTATGGTAAGTTAATGTACGGAAAGCCACACAAAAAGGCTGTATAAGCCTTGTACAGAGGGGTTGGCAGACCTCTCTGTACGAATACTAACAAATTAACCTAGATGCTCTGTATCAAGGGTATTCGCTGATTAAAGGACAAGTAACATTATGCAGAAGAAAAAGCACGATCAACTAAGAATTCGAGACAGCCTCAAGGATTTGCATCTAGAAATACAAAAGCAAAACAAACTTAAAACACCAAAAGAACTTGGTATGGATGAGAGATTTGAAGATGTTTCAACTGAACTTTCAGAAAGAGATAAAGATTATGGTAGAGTATTTAAAAAACCTACTGAGATACTTAAAGGATCTGTAAATTCTATATACAATACAAATAATGGCGAATAAATTAAATATTGTTAAAGTTATCCACAGCCGTCATAGAACCATAGAGTAAAACTTTTCTCAATAAATAGATGGTAAAATAAAAACGGATTTAAATAGTTATTTTAATCCGAAACAAACCACAGAGTAAAACTTTACGTAAACTTTTAAAAGAAAAGAGCCGGATGAGGAGACAACCGGCTCTTAATGTGTAGCATAACAAGAGAAATTATGAATAACTCTTAATCAATTACTAATCCCACCTTAACTAATAGTCAACTATTTCCCCAAAATTTATAAAACTTTTCTACGTGACGGCATATAAAATCAAAATTGTCCTCAATCTCAATCCAACTACTTTCCCATTTCGTGATTTCTTTATCGTTGATAATTTTTTTCAGAATTATGTCTGCCGTTTTGTTACCAGTATCTTTTACGTATGAGAAACAATCCAAAACTTTTCTTCTTAAAATCATACTGCTGTCGCTAGAGCCATCGTGTGTAGCCGTAATTCTAGGATTATAATTAGATGCTTTAATCCCTACGAAACCAGCCTTGCAAAAGTCAGAGTAAAATCTATCCAATATTTTATAATTATCTAATGATATACTATCATGCATCAATAACCTATCTAGGCAAGTTTGATCCAATATCTTAATTCTTGCCTTGTTGGTATTGCCTATAAACTCTGCTTTAGCAGTATGGTGTCCACAGTATACCCCTATCTCATTCTCTTTTTTTTCACTTTTTTTAGAAATCGATGTCTTTGTATTCTTGTGGTTCATAATAACTTTTAAATGTTTTTTGCTTTGGTTTAGGTTTTAACATACTTGATGCCTCTGACACAGCAACGTATCTAGATGTTATCTTATCGTATTCTATTTCACAATCCCCAATAGCACCAACCCAAGAAAACCTACATTTCCAAATTAGTATTTGGCTAACATTACTTTCTGATGGTTTTGGTCTATGAACAGTTAATCCAACATCTGATTTACTAAAGAAACTTGCAGATCCGGCTATGTCATATCCTTTTGGTGGTGGTACTGTGCCGTCATCTCTTCTCATCATTTTAGTAGGATGGGCAACAAACCAAATATGTATCCCATGTGCTTGTGCAAAAACTCTTAACTTAGTGAGCATATCAGAAATCCAATCTGTCTCTGATGTCGTTAGGTCTTTTGCTATATAGTTGTAAGGATCTATTACACAGCCTCTTATTCCAAATCTAAGCACAGCAGTTTTTAATCTTTCTAAAATGCTGTCCAACGTGGATAGAGATCCGTCTGCTTGATACAAGAAACAAAAATTGTTAGAAACAAACTTTTTTCCTATTTCTAGATCGTGTGTAGAAATTCTTGGTGTCATACCACTAAAAAAGGGTTTGCCAATATATTTACTTATTAACTTGGCTATGTGTATTCTTGGCTCATTCTCGAAAGAACAAACACCAAATTTCCATCCCTTTTCTTTTGCAATGTTTATCATTATCTGATCAACAAACTCTGATTTACCGGATGATGGATGACCGGTCACTACTGTTAACTGCCCCTCTACAATAGTGTACAACTCATCTACATCTTTGTATCCGGTGCTTACCCCACTACCTACACCATTCTCATAAATCTCATCAACTTGATCATAAAAATGATTAGCATCATAAAGACCTGAAACCGGATAAGGGATAGGATTATTTATTATTTCTTTTAATTTTTCTTTGCCATGTTTGATAAGTATTTCGTTGGCATCTTTACAATCCTTTGGATAAACTATTTTAAAACATTTATCCTTGCCAATTCTTCTAGCAATCTCTTCTTCCATAGCTTGACCGGCTTGATCATTGTCCATAGCTATAATTACTTTTTTACACGTATCTAGCTTTTCTTTTGAGTTCCAAATAAATTTAAATTTACTGTCTTCTCTTGGATCTATCTTGCCATCAATAACTTTCATAACAGCACCATGAGGAATTGATATGCTGTTGTTAAAACCTATCTCCATAAACGAAAGGCAATCCATTTCCCCCTCGCAAATAATTATTTCTTCTTCTTTATCAAGGTTGTCAATGTTGTAGAACTTAGATGCCTTACCAAAACTTGAGAAACCTTTATCCGGAAAAGATCGTACCTTTGCAAATTGATATAATCCCTTTTGATTTTGATATGGGAAAACCAAACATGTCATATCTTTTTTAACTGAACCTATGTACTGCCTAGTAAATTTTACACCGGCTTTGTCTGCTGTATCTTTCGATATCCCTCTGCTTAAAAGATATTGTAAACTGCCATTATTCTCTTCAATGTCGTACCAATTGCTAGTCATTCTCTCGCTAATTTTAACAACATTATCCTCTTCCATTGGCTGTCTCCTCATTCTTTTATTGTCATCGTTAAATTTAACACCACCATCTTCCCCACAATGCCAACAATAATACATAACGACATCGTTGCTAATTTTTAGCGACAATGTTTTTTGGTCTTTCTTTTTTCTTGTATGGGAACAGAATGGGCATATTGCCTTATGTTGCCCATCTCCTAATTTCAAGGCAACACTTCTAATTGAGTGTTTAATCTCCATAATAATCTCCTAGCTACACAACCAATAGATATTTTAAAAAAAACAAATCGTCAACAAATAATATTTATAAATATTCTATAGAAGTTTATATATGTAAGTTATATATATTATATATTTATATATATTACATTACAAATGCTCTGTTTTGAATTACCTTTCTTAATCTTTCTCCAAGATATCTAGCAACAACTGATTTACTAGTTAGTATCTCTTTAATCATCTTTGATAGTCTATCAGAATTAAGAGTAGCTAGATCACAAACATTGTTAAAATCATCTGACATTATCCATTCTGCAACAGCCAATTTTTCTTTTGGAGAACCTAAATATGCATCAGAAATCGCTTGGCAAATCACGTGTTTCCAAAGGCGAGACTCTGATGTGAGTTCGTGGTGTGTCTCTGTCCAAACCCCAATAAACAATTTTTTCTTTGACTTGTCTGTCGTTAACATAGATCTTTCCTTGCATACAATCCAAGATAACACTCTCGTCTAAGTCCGGTCTCCTAGATGCATAGTATACAATTAACTCTACTTTTACGTCATTTTCAATAAGATTTTCTAAAATTGGACATTGCTGTGCAAAATTCTTCTCATAATTCCTAGCTTTTGCAGATTTTATAATAGCCATTCTTTTCCCAAAATTGACTATTTTTCTAGAGTTTGCTTTGGATGCCGGTTCTCCATAAACTATAAAGTTAAAACTTTTATTTATTTCTATTGACATTATTTGACCTATATATATATTTTAAAATAGCATAATAGGAGAATGACATGAAGATTACCAACAAGTTTGGTATGCCACAACCATTTGTGGATTTTGCCATAAACGACAAATACAGTAAAGGCAAAGCTGATATTTCAATAACATCGTTGATTGATAGTCCTAGAGTTAGGATCATGAAAGATGTTTTCAATGAAGATATAGAAGTTGATGCTGTTGATATGGTGTGGGCATTATTTGGTACTGCTGTACACTCAGTATTAGAAAGTTCTAATCCCTATCCAAGAGTAGGGCATCCATCACAAAAAATTATTAATGAAGAAAGATTATATTCTGATCGTAATGGTTGGACTATATCCGGTGCTTTAGACAGACAAGAAATAAAAGATGGTCTTGCTACAATTGTAGATTACAAAGTTACATCTGTTTGGTCTGTCATTTATGGTAAACCGGAATGGGAGAAACAGTTAAACTGCTATGGTTGGCTATTTAAAGAAAGCCACCTATCCAAAAAATGGAGACCTAAATCTTTAAAGATATGTGCGATACTTAGAGATTGGAATAGAAGAGATGCAGAAAGAAAAGCAGAATATCCACAAGCACCAATAGTTTTTGTAGACATACCTTTATGGGATGATGATGTAATAGAAAAATATATCTGCGATAGGATTGCCTTACATCAAGAGGCTCAAATAGGTTATGATTTAGATGGTGTATTGCCCCTATGTTCTGATGAAGAGATGTGGAAAAAGAATGATACTTGGGCAGTAAAGAAAAAAGGTCAGAAAAGAGCATTAAGAGTTTTAGATAGCGAGGAAGAGGCTACTAAATACATGGATTGGCACAATGAAACTGACAAAGCCTACGTCAAAAAAACAGATTTAGAATTAGAATTTCGTGGTGGCGAGTACACACGTTGTGGCAACTACTGTTCAGTTGCTGATTTTTGTCAACAACATAAAGAGAGGATAATATGAAAGACGAAACAAAGAAACCTAAAAAGGTAATCAGAAAAATTAAAAGGAGTGGTGTTGTGAAACTTAAACCAAAAATAATTGGCGAAAGAAAAAAAGATGCATCTTTAATAGCTGATCATATTGTAGAGGCTACCGGTAAAGGTAAACCAATAAAGAGGTTTTTCTTAATTAGGTGGTTTAATTATATTGGCAACAAGTACAACAAATTTGTTGATAGAATGTTTGGAATGTAAAATGAAAGAAAAAATTGATCTGTGTTACTTGCCAACAAATAAATTGTGCAAGATTAACAATGTTTTGGATGACAGTTTTTTCCCAAAAGAAAAAGATAATGTCATAACTCAAGAGTTAATAACCTATGAGAAAATTAAAGGTGGTATTAAAAAAACTACATTCCAAAGAAACTTTTTAGAGAAAAGTCACTACGACAGCACAAGAACAGAAATATTATCTGTGGATTAGATTATGGATATTACTGAAAAGAAAAGAGGAACTTATCTTGGTTTTTTTAAAGAGGGAGTTGTTGATGCTTTCCTTAACAAACATTTATACGAAGATAAAAAAAGTTCTCATTACTACAAGTTAGGATATCAGTTTGGATTGTGCTTGGAAAATTTAATTAAAGAGAAAGAGGTAGAAAATGAAAGATGAAGTACCGGATAAGGTTAAGGAAACCTTAAAAGAAATAGGCATGACACCAAATCAAGCCGGTTGGAATTGTCATGGAACTTATGTGCTTTTGCATAAGGCATTAGAAAAAGTTGCTGTTCATAAGAAAATTGTATTTAGTCAGCCTAGTATTTTGGAATGTAATTCTGAAAAAAAAGTGGTCAGTTTATTGGTCACCGGTAACATGGGAGACAAATCAGAATGGTCTATTGGAGAGGCATCTCCATCTAATAATAAAAATAGTTATCCATATGCTATGGCTGAAAAGAGAGCCAAAGATCGTGTGATATTAAAGTTAGTAGGTCTTCATGGCGATGTATATGCAGAAGATGAGGCAGATGCATTTAAAGAAGAAAGACCTAGTGATATCAAAGGTGGCACTATGGATAACGGATCTAAGCAAACAAAAGAAGATCCACCAAAGAATGATCCACCTAAAGAAGAAACTGTGGAAATTAAAGATGCACAATCAGATAAAGTTGAGAGTGTACCGGTAAAAGAGGGAGTTGATATTATTAAGACAGTTATCATGACCTTCATGCCGGAAGACGATATTGAGGCTCTGCGAAGATTTAAGAATATAAATGCAGAGGCTTTAAAGACGTTGAAAGAGTTAGATGCAAAAGCATTTGGCGAGGTTTCAACAGCCTTTATTAAAAAGGCAGATAAAATCAAATCCAAAGAAATAGGAGAATAGAATGGAAAATGATTACCCACCAAGTGGCACATTATTTGTGGCAAAAAACAAGAGATCAGAAAGATCTCCGGACTATACCGGTCAGTTTGAAGTATCTCATGAGGTAGTTGAAGACTTGGCTAAACAAATGAAGAATGGTGTTAGGAAACCTTTATTCAGTATGGTTGGTTGGAAGAAGTACAGCGAGAAAACCGGTTCATCTTTTTTATCTGTGAGAGGCAATGTGTACGAGCCACCAATTAAAAAGGATGAAGATCTGCCAACAGATGTTGCCAAAGCATTAGATGACATTGATGAAATAAAGTTCTAATGGAGATGAAAATGGAAGAAGAAAAGCAAATTGAGGGAGTTAATTTTGAGGCTGTCAAAACATCAATGATGCAAGACAAAAATGGCACTAACATAAGGTTGACAATACATCCTAACGATGTTCCACCACAATTACATAAAGATTGGGTTGGATCTAGATACATGGTTGTTATGGTCAAGCTAAACGAAGATGGCACTCCGGAAAAAGGAGATGATGATGACACAAAGCAAGTCTAAACATGATGCTGTCGAAAATGCTGAGTATCTAACATTAGATGGATTAGCTACAATGCTTATGGTTTCAAAACAATCAATTTATAAAGTTATATATAATGATGAACGTAATTTCCCAAAACCTTTCCCTTTGATGAAATCTGAAAAACGAGAAAAAAATATTTGGAGCAAAAAGGAAGTTAAAGAATGGCTTGAGGAACAGCGAAACCAAAAAGTTACGTAAAGTTATGACTAGGGTAAAATACGAATCCAAAGATAACCTAGAAAAAGAAAAAAATGTTTTAAGACATATGTCAGATAAATGGGATATGTCTTATTCAAAGTTACCTTTAACTTATAAGTTAGATTACGTCATGTATAGAAACGATAATCTGTTAGGCTTTGCTGAAGTAAAGTGCAGACTTAATTCAATACATGACTTTTCAACTTATATAATATCTTTATCTAAGGTCATGAAAGCCAGAAGACTAGCATCCGTGACCGGAACTAAATCAGTTTTATTTGTAAGTTGGTCAGACGCAACCGGATGGATAGATTTCTTTTCAGACTTTGAGGTAAAGCAAGGTGGTAGATCTGACAGAGGAGATTGGCAAGATCAAGAGCCGGTATGCCACTTTGATATAAAAGATTTTAAAATAATTGCACACTCTGATTTATCCGCAGCGGTGTAAAGGGAGAGAACAATGAAATTATACGATGAATACAAGGAAGCATTTATAGGAACTACTATAAGTGCTTTCAGTAGAAATCAAGTGGCATTATATGATTATGATAAGTGCATAATGATATTGATGCATGACAATAAATGGAGTGAGGAAGAGGCTTTGGAGTGGTTTGATTTTAATACCATAGGTGCATGGGTTGGCGATGACACTCCAATATTCATCAATCAACATAAGATCAGCGATATAGAGGAGTATTTAGATGAAGAATGATAAAGTTAATAAGCCTAATCATTACAGAAAAGGTAACGTGGAATGTATCGATGCAATTAAATCTGCATGCGAAAATGGATACGAGTATTATTTACAAGGTAATATAATTAAGTATATGTGGAGATACAGGCACAAGAACAAGAACAGTTTAGAAGACTTATTGAAAGCTGAGTGGTATCTTAAAGAATTAATTAAAATAAAAAAGAAATGACTACGACAAGTTGTTACCCGGGTTGTGGATACTAGACAAAAACTTTACGTAAACTTTTGATCAACTACTATCATGCAGTCTTTCGTATCCCCACACTTCTCATTAACAGAATACCTTTCTTCATAATCTCTTGTATTCTTTCAGTTCTTAGCTTTATTAGCCTTTTTCTAACGTCATCCGGTATTCTAAGGTTTCTTTCCAACTCTCTGATTTGCCTCAGTAATCTGTTTCTAGCATTGTCTAGAGCCTTAAATCTTCCATACACCTTTATCTCGTCATCGTATCTAGACATCAAGTTACGTATATTTTGTGGTTCACCTCGTCTTCTAGCTAAATCTATTCTAGCAAATATCGTAAATAGCTCTTTTCTCTTCTCTAAATAATTAGATGTATCTACCCTTTCAGATGGCTGAGTAATAACCTTTCTGACAAATGGTATTTTGTATGCATTTATCTCGCTAAAGTCTCCCGTAGCTATGGCTGGTATAACTTCAGCACCAAGATTTGCAGATCTTCCAATAAAAGCACCTGCCCCACCTATCACATACTCGTAAAAATATTCTAATGTATCCGGAGAAACATCTATTAATCCACTTTCTACTTCATCTCCACCGGTGTAGTCATTTATAGTTTGTGCTATAAACTTAGATACCGGACCGGTAGTACCCCAATGAGTATATGCATCTGCACCTGACCTTGAAGCGTACATAGGCGTTTCTTTGTATATAGGATCATTTCTATAATTTTTATTTAAAGCCATCTCTGCTAACGGCTTTCCTGCTGTCGGAACAAGATAAGATTCCCAATTTTCTATCGCACCAAATGGGGACAAAGTTTCCATAGTAGTGCCAAAAATACTGTCTGACATTTGCCCAAAAGTATATTCGCCTCGTGTATAGCGGCTTAAAGCTCTGCCTAAATTAAATGGCATATTAAGTCCATAAGCTAATGGTATTGTAGTAAACTTTTCATCCGAAAGACCAAAGTTACCAAAAACTAAATTATGTTCTAATTGATAATCTTGTAATTTATCATAAGGATTTTGTTCGTCTTCATCTTCAGGGTCTCTAAAGAAAGCCATTAACTGATCTTGCAGTATGCCATATATTATTAACCCACCTAATAACTTCCTGACCTTAGATGACTTATAAGCCGCATTAAATATAGCCATACTTCCCTGTAAAGATGCATTATAAAATAAATATAAAGAATTCATAAAGACTTTATCTTCACCACCTTTGGCAAAGTTTACTGTAACGTTCCTAGCTGCTTCGGCAGCCCTAGCATCAGTGAACCCTCTTTTCTTTAAATTAGTAAATGTAGCTACACGAACACCATTTTCAATCATTGTGTTGTAATCATCTAAAAACTTTAAGAGGCTTTGACCACCTTTATAAAAGAAATTTTTTCTATTTAAACCTAATGATGTCGTCTTACTAATCTTAGTTAATAAGTCATTCATGTTGTTCATCTGGTCTTCTACTGTACCCATTTGGTTAGTAGCGTTTTTACCACCTGCTTTAACAAATTTTTTATATTCTTCTGACCAAAAGCTAGTGTCATCAGTTGTTCTTAATACTTTTCTTATGCCATTAATCGCACTACCAACATCTCTTAATATTTCTTTTGTAACACCCTCTGCATCATGCTGTTGTATATTTACCAATGCTGTTTCTAAGTCTTTTGCAAAGTTAGGTATAACGAAGGCTGGATTATAAGTAGTGCTAATATTTGATAAAAACCTATTTAATTTAGCCAAAGCACGGATAATTGGAATATGTTGTTTAGGCTCATAGTGGCTCTTGAACGCTCTGGCTAAACTCTCTCTGTAAAAGTTTACGTAAACTTGTTCTCCATTTTCTTTTACAACCAACTGATAAGGATCATTAACATCCTGAACATCTGTTATTTCAGCAAAGTTTTGTTGTAAGTCAGCAGCTAATGCATCGTTTGTAGCCAAACTACCATCTTCTTGCTCTTCCTGACCTCTAAGTAATCTTAATAAATCTTGACCAGCTTTGTTTCTTTCTGATCTATCAATAGCTCTTACATTCTGTGAAATAGCTGATGCTAAAAGGTTCTCTGCATACTTAGGGCCACGACCACGAGCCGCTTTATCTTCTTTTCCTAATGCCCCAAAATAATTAACAGTTCTTCTTTTAGAGTTCTTAGCATCATCTTTAAACTCTTGATCTGCATCTAAATCACCACGTAAAGGTACATAGTGTTGAAACCTTGTTCTTCCATCATATTCTTCTTGTGTTATTAAACCACTCTCGAATCTAATGTTGTTAGTACTTTCTATTATTCTTTTTACATATGCATCTACACTTCTAATTATATTCTTATCAGCATCAGATAATCCATCAACCCAATCAAGTATAGCATTCGATTCTGCTTCTGACATACCGGAACCCAATCCTCTTTTATGTTTAGCTTGTATTTCTAAGTTTCTTTCTTTGGCATGCATAGCGTACAAATAAGCGTCTATAACAGCAATTCTTTGATCTGGAGCAACTTCAATTGCCTTTTTAACAAAGCCACCATCTTGTATATCTAAAGAAGCACTAGTAGATAGCCTTTCTAATTCATTTATTTGATCTTCTGTAAAATCAAGTTTTTCTATATCTTCCAACATTGGTTTAACAATAGTTGTTTCTTGATCTATTATATTAGAACCAATTATACCTGATGAATTCAACTCTCTAAGGTAGGGGTCCATAGCATCGGCTATAGTGTAACCTTTTTGTCTTAACTCATCCATCATTGAGCCTACAGGCTGAAATGAGTCTTGATACTTTTGCACTATTTTCTGAGCAGCTTGCGCCCTTGTATTACCCCTTAATAAAAACTTAGGTGCTATTTTAAGAGCTTTAGCAATTAAACCTGATAAATTATCGTATCTTATGTTCTGCTGCGCGGCAGCTATGTCACGATCATTAATAACTTGTTGTTGCTGTCTATCACTAAAAGGTGTTGCCCTTATTCTTGATTTTCTAGTCGAAGGCTCTCCGGCAACTGTTCCTCCAACTCCGCTGTCATCTCTGGTATTCCTTCCGGGTACATAAGGTCTAGATAACTCTCTCTCGTAACTGGAATTTCCACTGAATTCAGGTATTGTATCAATGGGTCTTGCCCAACTTGGTTCCGTAAATCCTGCTGGCGTTGCATTTATAATCTCCTCTCTTGTTTCATCTAATGTTAAACCACCGTCAGTATATGATTGCCATATACGATTTATATTTTCTATGTTTTCTCTTTTGTTTTTAAATGTATCAGGAAATAAACCTCTTATTGGCTCCCATGTTATTGATTGCATTTGTCTTGGTAAAACACCTCTTCGTTCAGCAGCTCTTGCATAAGCGTCTGCTATTAATCCGTACATACCTCTAGCGCCTGTAACAGAAGAGTTAGGTATAACTCCATATTTTTCAGACTTGCCTCTACCTGTGTATATGCCAAAATTTTGCTCAACTTCAATAGCTTTACCACTTAAAGGCTTAAAAAATGCTACAGCAACAGCATGCGTATCTATGGTAGAATGACCGTCAGGAGACATGGGTGTAATCATATTGTTAAAAAAACTTCTAACTTTATGTCTATCACCTAATAGAATAGATATTTCTTGAAGAGATGTATTAGGTGTTAAATCTAATGCTTGAGCAGAATTAGCTAAAATTCTATTAGAACCCCATCCAGTACCTTTAGGATTACCATCTTTTTTTCTTGCATAATCTAAAAACTCACCTTCTGGAGTTACTATTCTATGACCTCTGTCATTATAAGTTTCATCAAATATTCTTATCCACATACCTCTATGCATAGAAAACTCTAAGCTATCTAAACTACTAGAGTTTCTCATTGGACTCATTATAAATTTTAAAGCAGCTTGTGCAGCTTTGTTATCGCCATATATTCTTTTAGCAGTCTTTACCATAGCGGGAGTAAACTCTTTATTGCCATGATTTCTAGATATATCTAATACACGCTCTCCTAAAGACACATTCATAAACCAATCTTTTTGTGGTGATTGTATTGCTATTACCGCAGCCACTACCTCTGGAGGATAATTATATTCTTTTGCAAATCTATCAACTATAGCTCTTGCCCCATCATACCATTTAGATGACCTTTCTCTGTATTCAGGTTGATAGGTGTCATGAACAAATAAAATATTATCTGTCATCGCTTCAATGTGATCTTCAATTATTTCTTGATCTGAAAAGTTTACGTAATCTTTTGAATTTTCTGATAAGTTATATTTCTTTATTATATTAGCTGCTTGACCAGCTAATTTTTTATCATTTTTTATTGTTTCTCCATTAATAAACATTAAGTTTGTAGATGGATCTGCTTCTCTTGATCCTGCAGTAGGAAATCTAGTGCTAACAGTATGCTCTTGACCAACAACTCTAGTCACAGATCGCATAGTTCTTTTGGCATCAACACCACGCTTTTGATTTACAGAGTCTTTGTATGCTTGATTGTATTTTTTAGCTTGATATGTTTCAGGTACAGTTAATTCATAGAACATAGCTGCCATAGGGCCACGAGAAGGAGAGTTAATCCAATAACCTGTAGCCCCAAATTCTTTAATCATTCTTTCTTTTGCAGTAGTAATATAATTAACTCGACCTACTGTATCTTGTATGTCTGGTCTTTCTTTGTTTAACTCTATATTTGCTGCATCATTAAACTTTTCTGGATCAGCTTCCCAATCATACATGCCTTCATATGGAGCATCTAATTCATAAACATTGTCACCTACATTTTGTTCAGGATTATATCCATTAGGATCTTCAATATTTATGGCATAATAACTTCTTGCTGGATAACCTTCAAAAGTTCTTCTTCTCTCTTCACCACGCATAAATAGATTAGATCTTTGTTTATCAGGGTCTATGCTTTGCAGGCCCTCTATAGGAGAGAAGTGTGTTAACTTGACTGTTTTCTGCGGAGATAACTTAGGTTTCCTCCCTGTTTCTGCCTGTTCAATCGCGCTTGGTACATCTGTCCGTCTTCTTCCTCCTCCTTCATCTCCTCCTCTGTCATTTCCAACATCTCCTGTTTTACCAAGTTGTTCATTTGCTCGTAAAGTTCTTTCATCTATCGCTCCTTCTATGTTATTAGCTAATCCTTCATTCATAACAAAGTCTGATAACAATGTAATCTTTTGATCAGCGTATATTGTTTCCTCTGCCTTATTTGTACTATTTCTATTAAAGTCACCTACTGCATCACTATAATTTAACCAAGAATTTTGACCTCTAGTCTCTGTAGTCATTGCTTTAGCTGCTAATGGTGAGTACATTCTTACATGAGCCTGCCATGCGTTCTCTTCGCCTCTTGGTGAGAATGTGGCACCTTCTAATGCATGACCAAAATAATCATGTACTATTCTAAATAGATCATTATATCGTACATCTCTGCCATCTATTATTTCACCAGTTTTTTGTAGTAATGGATTTTCTTTAATATCTTGATCTGTTATAGCGTCACTGCCAAATCCATCGTCTGTAGCAAATACCCACATATGATTTTTATTAATATCAATTAATAAATCTTTTGATCCTTTAGGGTAAGGATTAGCTTGATCTGGTTTAATAAACTCAATGGTAATTCCTGTATCTTTAATAAACTGCCATTGATCAAATGTTTCATCAGCCATAGCCTTATAAGACTCAATAACAGTGGGGTTATCTGGTTCGTTTATAGCTTGATCAAAGTCTCTTGCTATTTTTTTTGCTAAATCAACATTAACTTCTACATATCTATCTGGCCTTAAATTAGGTATGCCTTTAGATGCTAAATATTTAGCTTTTACAAAATGAGCTATAGGTAACGGTCCTATAGATCCTTTATGAAGACTTGGTAATCTATCAATAATTATACGTGATCTTTTAGGCTTTGCTTGATCAGAAACATCTTCTGGTTTTCTGTCTCTTCTACTTATTTGATTTTCTGTTTCTGTTGTTCCAATGTTTTCAAAGATTTGATCTACCTCAGTAAACCCTTCTTGACTATGAGAGCTAAATATAGACTTAATAAATTTAATAATTCTATCAAATAAACTCTTAGGCTTACCTGCTAATTTAAGTTTTCCATCTGTATAGTCTCTGTACATTTCAGCAATAGCTTCTTCAACAACTTCGTCTTCTGACATATCCTCTCGTCTTGCATGACTAGCTCTTTCATAATACGTGTAATCTCTTGTTGTATTCTTGCCTCTGCTTCTCTTAACATACTTTCTGGTTTTAACTGCTTTAGCTAATGACTGATACTCTGCATCTGTAAAAACATTTAAACTTCTAAGGGCATGTATAATCTCGTGGTTCATTACACTGCCTAGTTTTAGTTCTAGTTCAGCATCTGTCATGTTAGGATCATACAGTTCCATAGCTAGTGCTATTACTCTTTTACCAGATGAATCTACATCCATAACCCCTTCGGTAATGCCTTCAATATTACCTTGTTGGAGTTCTTTAGTAAGCTGTGCCTGATCTAATAAAGGAACTCCTTCAAGTCTTACGTCAGACAATCCTATTCTATTAAGCTCTGACCTTAGAGCATCTATTACACGCTTCTGTTTTAATTTATATTCTGGAGTTTCTTTAGCTTTAGGAGCTTCATCAAAGACTTTCTTTGGAGCTAATGAAGGAGCTATCCTTCTTGCCTGTATGGTTTCTTGACCATCAACTAACTTATTGGCTTTATTTTCCAATGCAAATGATTCTAATTGCAAATCTGAATACTGTTTTTGTAATAATTCTAATTGTTGATTATATGTTTCAAAGTTTACAGGATCATCTGTAAATTTTTCTTGTTCTTTTCTTAATTGGTTTTCTGCCGTTCTTATTCTTCTAGCTTGTTCTGATAAAGCTGATGCCTGTTTAACTAAATCTAAATTAATATCTGTTTGATCTTTAGGCGCGTATTTGCCCTTACCTAAATATTTTAATCTGCCTGCACTTAAAAGGGTTAACAAAGATCCGTCTGCCCCAAGATCAGGTAACTTTTCTTTGAATAAATTATTCCAAACTTTTTTAGCAGATGCTCTGTTAATAACTTTTTGTTTTAATAAGTTTTCTGCAAATTGTTCGTATAATTTATTGGCTTCGGGATCTTCCATTGGTTCGGGTTTATACAAAGATGGCTTTTGATTAATGGCTTCTCTTGTTGCTGCTTCTTCACCAACAACTTCTTGAATTTCTTCTAAAGTAGCAGGATCATCTACGGGTATTGATTTACCAAGTTCTATTCTTTGTTTTCTAATTTTAAACGCTTCGTCTTGTGGCAAATCTTCTATTTTTACAGGCTTAAAAGGTGTTCTAGTTTCTCTTGCCGCCTGTAATGTTTCTTCTGTATCTTTGATTTTTTGATTAGTTTGTGCATCTGCCACAGATTGATTAACAACATCTACTGCTTCATTGCCTGTTGGTGCGATTATGTCTGTATCAGGCGCAGGCAACCCTAATCCCGGTCCTTCTAATAAACTTACTTGTTTAGCTTGTTGTGTTTTTAAATACTCTTCTGCATTTTTTAATTTCTCCGCACCCTCACGACCTTCTTCTAAAGCATCCTCATCTAGCTGTGTTTGTTTTCTTTCATAATTATTAATCTTTCTACCGCGTATGCTATCTAATATTAAATTTAATGCACCTGCTGCACCACCACCGTATACAGCATCGTCATAAGCACTTTGTCCGGGTATAACATTTGGATTATATATATTTTGTTCTATTAAATCTTGTGTATATCCAGCTATTGCTTCTTGCCCACCTTCAACACCACCTGTTATTAATGATCGTTTTATACGCCCACCAATAGTCTTTACTGCCTTGTCTATATTTTTTTTATCAACTTTTTTTAATATTCTTAAAGATGCACCTAAACTTTTACTTAAAGCAACAAAAGGTATAGCCTCTGATGTACCTAATAAAGCGCTTAATAAAACAGCATCCGCTTTCTGCGAACCATCTATAACACCACCTTTTTCTAAAAAGTTTGCTATTCTATTCATCTGATCTTGCGATTGAATAGCAGCACCTTGTCCAGCAACTGTACCAAAACCAGCATATTGAGCTATCTTAGGAGCTACTTTGGCTGCTAATAAACCACTTTTTACAGCGAATCCACCTGCAAGAAATGAACCAATAGATCCAAATGCCTGACCAGCTTTGCTCATAACACTTTCATTAAAGTCAAAAGTTTCACTTAATGTTTTAGCAGCTCCTTTAGAAAAATCTTGTGCAGATTGTCCTATTCCACTTTCACCCGGTGCTACATCAGCACCTAATTTTTCACCAACTCCCTCACCAATAGAAGCTATACCTCCCGGTATGTCAGTGTACCCTTTTATAAAACTTCCTATGCCACTTTGTACAAAATCAAGTGGATTACCAATAAGTGTCTCTTCTTCTTTGTCTTCAGGGGGAACTCCTATTAATACTCCGTCTTGACTATTTACATAATTTTGTATGTATTTATCTTCAGAATCGGTAGGAGTGTCACCGGCAATAAGTATAGGATATACTCTGCCTGTTAGATTACTTCTTACATTAATAGTACTCATTTATGTACCTTTAACTAGCTGCAGTCTCAGGTAAGTTAACACCGTATTCTTGCAACAATTGAACTAAATATTTTTCTTGCGCTTTTAATTGATTTTCTCTAGCAGGGTTACCAGTAAAATCAGGTGTTATTTGACTATAGTCACCTAACTTTCCATACAACTCTCCTCTTGTCTTTTGTAGCGCAGACAACACTTGAGAGGCTGTAAGTTTACCTTTTTTTCTACCAGCGGCTATTTTAGCTCTTGCATTGATTAAATCTACAACACCTTCTTGATATCTTTTGTTTGAATCTCTAAAAGCCTCTAATCCCTTAGATCCACCTTCACCTATAGCTTGAGCAAGAGTAGGTGCAGTAGATGACATTATACCAAGACCGGCTTGTGCCAATGCTAAATTTCTATCTAAAGCTCTCTCTTTTTCTAAACCTTTTTGTAAATTAATTATATCTTGCTCTACTGTGTCAGTGCCAGATGATCCTAACATAGGCAATATAGAATAATTAGGAGTACCCTTACCTGTTGTTACAGGGGTGTTATTTTCAACATCTTCTGATATATTTTCTGTATCATCATCTTCTTCAATAACTGCTTTATCTTTTTCTTCCATTTGTTTTATTATATCATCTGATGATTTACCAGATCCTGCAAATCCATTAGCAGCTCTTATAACACCACCTTCTGCAAATCTTCTAGTCTGATTACCAAAAGGTGTATTGCTTAATCTCTCAGAACTTATAGCGGGACTAAAATCTATTGAAGGTCTTATTCTCGCTCTCATATCAGATACAACAGAAGGTCTAGGCATACCTTTACCACCAAAACCTACTTGATGAGGATACGCAATAGAAGGTCTTATTTCTGGAGGACCTCTATATCCCGGTCTAGCCATTCCTGTTCCGGGTTGTGTTTGTTGCAGATTATTATCTAAATCAACATTAAATTTTTGTTCTGCTTCTTGCTGCACGCCATCTAGATAAGGATCTATTTCCTGACCCATGCCCTCTCTTATCTCATTACCAAACTGTGCTAATCCACCAGAAGCCATCTTCATAGGTGCGTTTGTGCCTACACCCTCTGATACTGCGCTCTGAGGAGCCATAGCCTCTGACATACCCATCATACCTTGTTGAGGTACACCTGCCGCAGCAACGGCTTCTTCGGCTACTGTAGGCTGTTGTTTAGCCTGCCTTGCCTCAAAGTCTCCCTTAACTCTTTTTCTTCTATTTAACTCTGACAAAACAAGAAACTGTGGAGCATTACCACTTGGTTGTTGCATTTCTTTAACAAGTTGATCTTGAGAAAAGTTTTTTAAATCATCTTGAACTTCTAATAAATTCATCATGCTCCTGTTATCCCTCTATATAGTCCTAAACCAGCTATTCCTGTTCCAAGTAAATCTTTTACAGGATTATACTGTTGAAATTTAGTTGTTTCAGTAGATGGCTGTACAGGTATACCTCTTAATAAAGAAGAATAAAACTGTAACTGTTCTCTTGGATAATCTCTTTGTCTAACAAAATCTTCATAGTTTAAATCAAGTCCTGCTTGATCTCTAGCTTGCCTATCCTTTGCTATTTTTTCTAATAACTGCGCAGACTCAATGTCTCCGGCTCTGGCTTTTTGTCCTAATGAAGCTAACTGCGCTCCTTGTGATGTAAGAGCATCAGCCGCACCAAGACCAAGTTTTTCAGCAGCCATTCTTGACTCTCTGTCAGCACCAAATTGTCTTTGAGCAGCTTCAAAAGCCTTTTGCTGACCTGTTGCCTGTATGTCTCCTAACTGTCTTTGAAGAGCTTCATTTGCCATTCCTTGTTGAACTGCACCCCTACTGCCTCCAAATGCACCTGCGTCAACCGCAGAAGCATCTCTTCCTGCTTGTTGTCTTTGAAAATCTAATACAGCCTGATTTTTCTGTACATCTAATACGTTCTGTAAATATGGAGACATATATTGTTGAGCTTGTGCAGAACCAAAATCTTGTGATTGATATTGAGTTCCTTGTAAGGCTCTATTCATTGCAGCTGTAGTACCAGCTGTTGCTGTATCAAAACCAGCAATAGGAGAACCGGCAACACTTCTTGCTAAATCTCTTGATGCTTGTGTATCTTGATTTTCCGCAGCTAACCTTTGACCTTCATAAGGCGTATAATCTCTCTTTGACTCTGCTTCTGCTCTTTGAATTAACCTAGTAGCATATGGCTCATAATAATCAGGCAAAGATGTTTGCGTAATATTTTGTTCTGTTGGTTGACTTGGAGGTCTTGATCCACCTTTACCCATTATCTATCTCCATTCTGTATGCTATATACTCAGGTTTCCAGTTGTAACTCTTTAATACCTTAGTCCATGCTTTTCTACCATAGCCCTCTAAATGACTACATCCACAATCTTTTGCAAAACTATTAAATTTTTCTAAGGCAATAGGAAGCCATTCACTCATTCTTTTACCGCCTACCCAATCCATAGCTAATGCCCTTCTATTAGGATACTCTATCAGTCTAGTTGTTATTGCAGCTATCACTTTCTCATCTTTCTTTTCATCTATAATTAACCACAAATTGTAGTATCCTTCTTTTATATGCCTGTAAATATCGTCTATATGATACTTACCACCACTTGTTTGTATGGCTTTGTTTAGCATAGAGCTAACATCACCCCAAACTATGTCTGTTGCCTCGAGAGGAACTGCTGTGCATATCATGCAGGCAACATCATCTCATCAGGTATTGCAGGTGGCTGTGTAGTACCACCAGTTCTTAATTGCCTTACTCTGTCCATCATATCTTCTAATTTATTAGAACCTGCATCTGAGGAGCCATTTCCGATGCCGCTAACAACATCAGCAGGAACAACAAACTCGCCATCAGAAAGTAATACATCTTGATCTCCTTCCATAGAAGCAGGCACCATATCAGACATGCCGTCACCAGCGCCCTCTATCATGCCATCTCCTTCACTTGGAACTTTGGGTATTTCACCTGACTGAACTCTTTGCATTAAATCTTTTAGTGCCTCCTGACCAAATTGTTGTACAAATTGAGCTAATATAACGTTTTGTTGATTAGTATCAATAATTTCTCCTTGTAAAACATCTATAGTGCTACTGATTAGCTCTTTATCGTTCATGTCCCCATCAGCCATCATACCACCAATACCAGCATCCATAGGTGACATCATAGATTCTATCTCGCCACCCTCTGCCATGTAGTTAGGTGCGAATCTATAATCAAATTCACTAGTATCATTTGGATCACGATCTTTTGGAAATCTAACAGTGTCTTCAGGAGCCATTCCTTCAGGAAAAATTCTTTTTTCTTTTTTCTCATATTCAGGTGGTTTGATCATAGAATCTGCCAAAAGACCACCTAAACCTGCTCCTACAGCTTCAGGTCTTGTTAACTGAGACATAATACCAGCTTGCTGTCCTATAGTTTGAGGAGTCGCTAATTGTGCTGCAGATCCAGAACTTGCTAGTCCTGTTCTTAAAAATTCACCAGAACCTTGACCGGCACCTTGAGCAAAAGGTGTCGCTGCATTTGCTGCTAATTTTGGATCAACTCCTCCTAATTGACCTCCTAACATGCCACCAAGACCTCCTAAAGCCGCACCTTTTAAAACATCTTCAGTACCACCACCTTGAAGCAATGATCCTATACCACCGCCTATTGCACTTGCTAAAGCAGCATTAGATGTAAGAGCTAAACCTGCTGGTCCAAGTATTGCTGGCGCTGCTAAACTTAATATTGCTGATAACATTTTACTCTCCTAAAGCCTTCATACGATTAATTAATCTGTTCGCTCTATTAGGCACTTGCACTCTCCATTTCGAGTCGTGCATTTGATTTGCACATTCACCAAAATCCATTATAGATAGACTTGCCTTTAGTTTACTAAATTTTGATAGTCTTGTGTACCCCAAATTGTACATCATATTGCATAAAATTAATTGTGCGTCTTCTGGTAGCTTATAAAAATTTTTATATAACTTTTCACAATCTTCTATTGTTCCCATTATATCTTCATTAAAACAGCTATTTACACGCTTTCTACTTACTGGTGTACCAACTGGCATACCGTATTCTGGGTCTGTCTTTTTTACAAGGTGACCTATCCCAAAAGTTGGCAGTTTTAAGTGATCGAGGTATATTTCAGGAACGTTTCCCTCATCAGCCTCTATTTCTTCTCTTAATTTTTCAATATCCATTTTATTCTCCCAAAACTTTACGTGAACTTTTCTTTTTTTTGATGTATGTATTCTCAAGTGTCTAAATAGGTCTTGCACTACTTCTTTTTCTCTTAGCTTGTATATTTCTATATAAACTCATTTAGTTAATCCTTTTTGCTTTTCATATGTCCTCAAGCCGCCAATTCCGAGCATGCCGCCAAGAACCGTTAAAAGTGTACCCATATCAAATTCCGGCAATTCTGGTAGCTCTGCACCTGCAAATGATGCACCAAATATAATTAGATCTTTAAGTATAAAGTGATAAGCAAAAGCAATCGCACAGACCCACCCAACAGCTGGGCGCCATCCGCCTTTAAATATAGAGCCACTTGCGGCTTCTGCTTTGTTTACCTCTATCTGAGAAAGAGCAAGCTGCTGGGCATGTTTTTCGGACATAGTAGCCAATTCATGTGCAATTCTTGCCTTTTCATCAGCATCAGGAATAAATTTATCTAACAGTCCTGTAACTGGACCTATTAAAGCCTGTAACAT